GCATCAGTGCAAGCCTCCGGATCGGTTACAATCTCTTTCTCGCCGTCCCAATGCTTCCAGAAGTTAGCCGCATACACACCGCCCATACAAGCAGAAGCAGCGATGACGCCTTCACTATGCTCTCGCAATACCTCGTAGTCTACTCGTGGATACCGAAAGAAGTATTTGTCTGAGTTGGACTTGGAGATCATGGCGAAGATATTGTTTAGCCCTGTCTGGTTCTGGGCTAGCAGGATAAGGTGTGAGCGTTGGTTTAGAATGCTTTTAGATCTTTTAGTCTCGCCTTCATTCTCAACAGACATAGTTGTGCTGTCTTTAAGTTCGCTGGCTCTCTTCTTATCAGTCTTAGCCCTGTCTCGCTCCTCGTTCCAGACATCAAGACTGGGGATGAAGTAAGCCTCTACACCAAAGATAGGTTTGAAGTTCTTACCCTCGGCTTTCATCTTCTTGGCGTGTAGAACTTGGTAAGCCATACCATTCATATTGCCGTGGTCTGTTAGTGCTAGGGCTTCGCCGCCATTCTCATATGCGTAATCCATATGATCCTGTGGGTACCCTAGTGCGTCAAAGGGCGAACCCGCTACTGAGTGGGCGTGTAATCCTACGAATGGTATGCTACTCTTCTTCAATATCCTCTCCTATCCTATTAAACTTCTTTCCTGCTAATAATACTTTGTTCTTGTGTAGCCTGTGCTCAGATCCCAAGTAAGTCCTCAACCCCTCCCAAGAGTCTATGTTAAAGTAATCTGGTACACTGACTATCTTTGCTCCACTAGTATCTCCTATCCCAAACACTTTGTCAAGAGAAAAATAACGGGCTGAGTATCTTTCTTCCATTGGTAGTTTCTCTGATGGGAACTCTCCCGGCTCGGATGGTTCGTAGCCGCCTGTGGATGTGGCGCGTAGGTGTCGCCTGTATTCTTTGAACTCCTCTGGATTGAAACAGAAGCCAAGATACAAGCCGTCCTTGACTGTCTTGCCGTTCCAACTTAGGAAGAAGCCTTGGTCTTTGAGGATTTCTTTTCTATGTTCTCGCAGGAATTCGAAGTCATACACGCCGTAGGGAAAGGCAGTGTAGAACTTATCAGGGAGGACCCACTTGCTAATGTTCTTGCTTATGTAGTGGGCTGTGTTGGCTCCATACAATACACTCCAAGCAAGACAGTCTCTGCGCTCTCTGTCGTTTGGGTGGATTGGGACGTAGTGGATTGGGACCTGCCGGCGGTTGTCTGTTAGATTTCCCGTGTCGAATGTTCGGTTGATGTATACTGGATCTTGAACATACTCGCCTAGCCGTTGGCGAATGAGTGGCTGCATATCGTCGTGACATACAACCCAGATGGTATCGCAGCCTGCATATGCACACTCCAATATGGCTCGCTCTACTGCTAGATAGTCTGGTCCGATTGGCTGTAGACAATCGTGCCAAGGGAAATTGAAATCAAGTGGCTGCCCTGCTACAGGAACAATGCCAGCTAAATGTTTTACATGCATGAAAGGTAACGTTCGCCTCTGTCGCACAGTATTGTGACTACAATACCATCAGGATTGTTTTGTTCAATCCATCTTTCAGATGCCAACACATTTGCGCCAGAACTTATACCAACCAATAAACCTGTTCCTATTAGTTGTTTCATTCTAGACTTAGCATCCTCCGTTGAGATTACCATTATATCATCTACTTTTTTTAAGTCAACTAAAAACTTTGATCCGTCTCCAATTCCTTGGATGCCGTGTAGCCCTGCCTCACCACCGCTCATAACTGGCGACTCTGCTGGCTCTACTGCTACTGTCTGGACTCTGGGGTGGCGTTCTTTCAGCCTTTCGGTTACGCCCATCAAGGTTCCTCCCGTGCCTGTTCCGTCGATAAAAGCAGAGATCTCCAGCCCTCTTGTCTGGTCTAGGATCTCGATGCCTGTCGTCTCGTAGTGACAGGTGATGTTGTCTGGGTTGTGAAACTGGTTGAAGTTGAAAAAGCCGTCCTCTTTACAGATGTGATCTCGCATTGCAATGGCTCTATCGAAATCCCCTTCCGCTACCTCGATAACCTCTGCGCCAAACATACGCATCATCTGTTTGCGCTCTTCGCTCATATTACAAGGCATAACAATGATGACCTTGTATCCTTTGTGAGCGCCAAACATAGATACAGCGATGCCTGTGTTGCCGCTGGTGGCTTCTACGATTGTATCTCCCGGCTTGAGGTCTCCCCTCTCTTCTGCCTTGGAAAGAATATAATATCCTATTCTATCTTTGATGCTGCCACTTGGATTGTATGTTTCAAACTTCGCATACAACTTATCTCCAAGTTTTATTAAGGGTGTGTTCCCCACTAAACTACCTAAGTCCATTGTCTTTATCCCACCTATTTTAGATTTACCAGCGATTTGCAAAACCTGTTCAGAACTCATATTCTGATAGCAATTGGCTTCGCTGGGTATGTTAGTATCGGCACCTAATGCATCACGCACCTCGACGCCATTGTTGTTCTCATCTCCTGTTGTCGCACAGCCGTCTGCTGGTGTGACCCTCTGGCTAGTTACTGGTGCTGAGGGGGCTCCGCCTTTCCCACCAGAGCCTGTAGCCCTTATTCCTTCTCTAATCATTTTCTCAACAGGCTCCTCTGCGAAACTCTCCTGTTAAACTTATACAGGTAAGTATCCTCTGGCAGTTCTTTTTGCTCCTGCAAGAAGTCTTGTACTATGTCTAGTTCGCTGTTGTTGGTTTTAGTTCTTCTTATCTCCCTATGGTCGTGCTCTAGTTTAATTGGCGCATACTTGTATCTCTCTGGTGACCTAGGGTAGGTTGGGTTCTTGCCGTTCCTTGGTCCCTTGATGCCTAACTCGTGCAGCAAAACCTTGACCCTTATCCTAGTCATCGTCTCGCTATAATCAAATAGTTGTAGTTGTGTTTCAGATAAGCTTGAGATTATTGCAATGTCGTTGTCGCCTTGCTTGGCTCCGTGTCGTTCTGAGGGATAGAAGAATACTTCTGATACGAACTTGTCGTCGGTGCTCACATACTGTAGGTGGTTCTCGCCGCAAGACCTCACGTTAATCCAATCAAATGCTGTGTACCTGTGGAAGGTATTCTTTATTTTTATGACCTCGGCTGCTTCGTAATAGTAGTTGCGTGATTTGGTTTTGACCACCACCAAGTCGTCCTCTTCTCTAACGGTTACCTCTTTGAGACCAAAGGGTAGGAGACCAGCCGAGGACATAACAAAGACAAGCCTGTTCCACAACTCTATCTTTGGTGTGCCGAACTTGACAACTCCATCAAGGCTGGTCATCTCTATTTCTATTTTGTCATGATTAAACAGATTTAAAGGGAAGTCCAGCGGCAGGAACTCGAATGGAGTGGGGTGGACTATCTCTTTAAAAATGAACGTGTAGTTGTTTAGGTAGGCGTAGATTAGGGCAGCAAGGTCTGTACCTATTACTAGTTTGTCTACTTGGTAGTGGTGCCTCTTACGCATTTGATGTAGTCAGTCTCTTCTTTGTTAGCTTCGATACTATCATCAAACGACGGCTTTTTATAGACTTCGCTAGCGTTCTCTGGGATTTGTTCTCCCTTCTTGGTCCAGTTAGAGAAGAGATTATGGTTCTTAAGTTGTTCAAAGATCTCTTTGTTGTCCTCAAGCATCTGGTCATAGTTCTCATCTCTATCAATCTTAATCTTGTAAGTTATGTAGTCCGCTTCATTTGGCTGTTCAGCAAACACTGGTCCTGCTACAGCCATAATCAAAGTAAAAGCGACAATCGTAAATCTCATTATAAATACCTCTTATAAAAAATAAGGCACTCGGGGTGCCTTGTTACGGTTGTAATTAGTCTTTACCTTGATTAAAAGAACTTATTTTAATCGTTATCTTGCATAAAACCTACAACATAGTTTTCCAAAACAATTTCATAGGTTTCCCCTGATACGCTTACGTTCTCAACCATCGATGCGTCTATAACAATTTTTGATCCTTGTCGATACAAAGTCCCGCCATAAACAGCCTCTCTCTTACAATCTTCTGCGCTGTCCAAAACCGTAGCCATAACATACTTGTCCTTGGGCAAGCTATAGCCCTCGGGCAAAAGAACGCCGGTATTATCGGCGTCCTCCTGCGCTTGGGTCTGAACTAGTAGATATCTATTTTGTGGTCTGAAATTCATAATACCCCCTAGTATGGAACCTTGGAAACTTTCTCGTACATATCAAGCAACTGTTCGATGTCTTCGTCGTTCTTTAACATACGGTAGGCGCGAATAGCAGAAGAGAGTTCTTCCTTACTAAGCCATCCGTTTTGAACGTAGCTCTTTTTGAGATCTTTACGGTGCTCTTGGTAAGGCAGCATCTCTGCCTCCACCTCTGCGAGGGCACGAATAAAGTTTCCAATGTACTCTTGTTTAGTTTTATCGTCAGACATTCTTTCCTCCGTTGGTTGTCTTTACATTATATATTATAATCATTTCTCAGCAAAAGTCAAGCACTTTTTTAAGTAATCTCACAAGCACCACCGGCACAAGCAAGCTCGCCTGAAAGGTCTGTGTTGTCGTCTACCTCTATCACTTTGGTCAAGTCTACTTCTTCTAGGCTTTCCAGCAATGCTTCGTAGGTTTCCTTGGAACAATCCTCAAAAGGTGCTTGTTTGTAGGAGTGATCTGAGAAAGGTAATACAGATAGACCGTTGTATACATCTCGGTTGTCCCACATCCACTCTCCAACATCAACCCATTCGGCTTCCTTGATAGAGATGGTGGCTGATACATTGTGAGTGTTCTGTCCGTTTCTTGTTCCGGGTTTGACCCACTCTGTGCTGACCTTGGCTACTCGCTTTAACAACTGTAGGGCGCTTTCAGTTCTCATAATCGCACCCTCTGGGGCTTTCTGTGGAACAGAGATAACTGCTGTATCGTGTGGTCTGAAGTATTCATCCTCAACCATATCTGGGTGGTAGAGGGACAAGTAACTATAGATCGCTTCGTTCTTGCCTACGCGAAGGCGACGGATGTAATAGTCGTTGTGCCATGCGTGGATGCCGCTAGAAGTTCCCAGAGCCAGAGAAGTTGTGCCTGCTGGCTTGACTGTTGTGGTTCTGGCTGCCTTGTTAACCCCAATGAGTTTAGCAACCCTTTCATTCTCAATCATTACTACTTTAGTTGCCTCTGTCGTGTTCAGGTCTAGAACCTTGCCGGAAGCAATACCAGTCATACTAACGCCGATAAGTGCTTCTTTCTCTGTGGTTCTGCGCCAGATGTCGCGCAGGTAGTGGAAATCAGAGTAGCCTGCTTGGAGCGTTCCAATGAACGCTGCGGCTTTTACTCTGCTATTCAACTCGCCTTGGCTCTCTACGTCGCTTACATTCACCTCTGTTAGATTACAGAACTGGTAAGGTCGTAGGGCAATCTCGCAGCAAGGATTAGTTCCCCAGTCTTTATCGTTTGAAAAATAAAAACCGGGCTCTCCACTACCTGATTCTTTTACTCTCTCCCATAAATCTTGGAAGTATTCTTTGGTAATTCTGTGGCGAAGGAGCACAACGGAGTTGTTTGCTCTACCTCTTTGCGGGGCTGCCTCCCACCAGTTGCCTGTCTTTGCGGCAATCATTTCTAGGTCGTCAGCAGAGAACAAGGAGATCAAAGCAGCACGACGAATACCACCAGCCAACACAGCATCTGCGATGTGGCAGATCATATCGTGGGATTCGATAGTTGTGAGTTTGTCCCCGTTCTCCTTAGCCTCAAACATACCTTGGAGTTTAACCAAGCACTCTTTAAGTGGCTGTGGTCCCGGTGCTTTACCACCAGATGTAACAAGCCTAGCACCCTTGGGTCTAATGTCTGAGTAGTCAAAGCGTAGCTTGGACCCGCCTTGGAAGTAAGATCGAACCAATGTCTTAACAGAGTCAGCCCAGCCCTCAATAGAATCATTGACTAAGAAGCGTCGTGTTCTCTTTGATGTCGGCTTCTGAATGACTGGTAGTTTCTCTACGTGGTGCTTCTGGACACTGTATCCGACACCAGTTCCACCGAGGAGTAGGAACATAATCTCGCCAAACACTCGCCAGTCATCAATCGGTGCGAAGGCGCAGTTATAGATACGGTTGGGTGCTACCTCAATGGGCTTGCCTCCAAACTGCATTGAGCGCATAGAAGGCAATACCTTCTTGTTGTATACCATCTGATAGGCATTGCTAATTTCTTCTTCTAACTCTGGGTATTTCTTTACGTGCATGGCTTTATTTCTATCCACGATCTCTGTCCAAGTCTCCCTGCGTTCTTTCTCAGGGAGGTATCTTGCGTATTTCATATGCACGGTGATATCAGATAAGATATCTCTTGCTACTTTATTCTTGTCTGTCATTCGCTTGTCCCCTTTATTTATTTCATAAGTTTGTTATGTTTCATTCTTAACGATTCGGATTGGCTTTTCACAGTTGGGGCAGTTCCATTCTCGACCGTTCCCATAGATAATACTTTAATATTGACGTTAGAAGTATCCATTCTAATCGGAAAGACAACCCCGTCAATGCCATTTCTATTCTTCGCAACAAAGATTCTGCCCTTGTTAGCCTTCTTATCTTCGACTGTTCTGGAAATGGTGCAGATAAAGTCAGCCACAAAGCACTTGTTAAACGCTTCCGAGATGGCTTCCATTGTAACGATTTCAGCATTCAATCCACTTCGATTAGTTTGCGAGGCTGTCCAGATTGGACACTCAAAGACCTGAGATAAACCTCGGAGTTCTTCATATATAGATTCCAAATCGTGTCTTTTCTCGTTTGACCTGCGATTAATTACTGGGCGTAGCAAATCAGCATAGTCGACAATGATCATATCGACTTTGATTCCTCTGGATTTTATTCGCTCTAGATGATTCTTAATCGTAGTGGTGGTCGCTGATTTGGTTGGATACTCCTTGATAATCACATTGCCTTCGATGTCTTTAACTCTTTCGTGAATCTGCTCTTTGAACTGGAACATTTCTTTCAATTTTAATCCAGTGATGCAACTATCATAACGACCAGCGATGGATGTCTCAGCCATCTCAAGAGTATAGTGAATAACCGTCTTGCCTAGTTTTACTGCTTGCGCTCCGAGATGTACCAGAGCCATAGATTTACCAGCCCCAGTTGGAGCAATAACAACACCCAACTCTCCATTTCCTAACCCACCTTTGCAAATCGCATCGATTTCTTTCCAACCTGTTGTGATTGGATCTCTTTGTTTAATCTTGAATCTCTCTTCAAAGTCTAACTTATAGTCATAGCCGAAGTTAACGTCAGTTCCAAGCTTCAATGCTTCGTTGATGACTGTGCTTATCTCATCAAAGGAAGAGCGATTGAGAAGCTTAACTGACCTCATCATTGCTTCTTTTAGTTTCTGCTTCTTGCAGAAGTCCAGTGATGTTTCCTTAACATAGTCACAGTCCTCAACGATGGAAGAGTCCTGCAATACACTAAGCAAGTATTCCTTGGCTTGTTCTTTTACAACATCGTCATCAATATTATTCCTAACAAGAGTCACCATAATCTTAAGGGAAGGGTAGACCTCATACTTCTCTTTGTATTCATAAATGCTGCGAACTATTGATTGGAGATACTTGTACTCCAAGAAGTTCACATCTAAAACTTCGCCTAGTTGATCTGCGAAGACTCGTTCAGTCAAAATCAGGTAAGTCAACTTATCTTGAAATGTCTTACCAAACTTTGAGAAATCTGCTTTTTCTGTCATTTTCCTTCCAGTAATCTATATTCTCTTGCCCATTCTTCTACTTGCTCTTTCGTGGGCTTCCTATCTTGCTTTCCCCCTCTAAACATTTGGTATCCAGAAAGCAAGACGCTGATTGCAATAAAGGTAGCATACACTACTAGCATCCATTTTGCAAGTATTAAGTTAACGAAGAACGTAAAAAAGGTCATGAAACCCACGACCTTCCCTAAGATAAAGAACACTGACGCTAGTTTGGTCAGCGTTGATAAATTTTCCCAGAACCCCTCTTGCTCTTCCAACTACTTACCCTCCTTGTTCTCGACAGTTATTCTATTGAAAAGCGCAAACAGATCGTTCCAGTCATAAGCGCCGAAGCCATCCTCAATCATCATAGCCCGAACACCAGTTTTATTAAAGGCAAGTTCTGGGTTGCCTATCATTCTCCTGATGTATTGTGCGCTTTGTGCTGAGATGCAAGGCGCATACAACTGCATCATCTTGTAGTTCTTTTCTATTATTTCTCTCTTCTCGACGATATTCTTATACACTTTGAGTTTGCTATCAACACCTTCGGCATAGTCAACTAGTTCTTGTATTGTGTATGATTTTTCCTCGGAAAGGAAAGGAAATCGCTTAGATACAGTCGGCAAACCCGCTCCACCAACACCGGGAAGGTTGTCGCTCTTGTCTCCTGCGATTGCTCTCGCAAGTGCGAAGTTTGTTGGGTGGATCTCAAACTGCTCCAAGATCCTTTTCTTGTTGAGGATTTCCTTTTGGATTGGTCTGTATAGAATAGTTGTGTCGTCGCACAACTGAATGAAGTCTTTGTCTGAACTTAGGATAATCTTGTGATGTTCAGACAAGGCTTGAGACTGGGAGACTAACGCGATAATGTCGTCAGCCTCCACATTCTCAACATAAGACTGCAAGATAGGCATCTCGTTTAGATACTCGATGATCCTTTCCTGTTGCCAGTTCTTATTATCCTCCTGCTCGCCAGCAGTCATATTGTGTATGTCTCGGTTTAGTCGGACTGGCTTTCTACCTGCCTTGTAGTTCTTATCCATACTCTTTCGTCTTTGAGAGCCACCGTCCCAAGCAACA